AGCGGCGACAAGGTGCTTAATCAATGCGGCGGCATCGTCGCAAGCATCGGCGGCTAATCCTTCTCCGTTGCAATCGGGGTCATCGTTGTATTGCTCATACTCTCGGAGCATTACGGCGGCGGCGGTTAGTCTGGTGATAATGTTGGGCGTTTTCATTGTGTTTCCTTTCAGTTATGCGGCGGCATCTGGTGTGGTTTGGGTGGTCATGGGATTATGCTTTTAAGAGTTTGACGTCTGAAATTATGCAAAGATTTTGCCAGCCTGTGATTGTTGTTATGCAATATCCAAAGAGGTCGAGACGATCCAAAAATCCCTGTAATCTCTGCGGTTCAATCTTTAAGATATGACCATCAGGCAAAACAATTCCCTTGTTTCGGATAATTGTTTCGATTTTTTGCCAGTTGGAATAACTACCGACGATGGTGTTACCTTCTTTTCTAAAGTAAATCTCTAGGTTCATGGTATCAAATTGGGTTTGGTTTATTTGTTGAAGTAGTTGATTCAGGGATTCAAGCATGTCATCCTGCGGCGGTATCTGTTCCGCTGGTAGGGTTTCCCCTGCTAGGTTGAAGGGCATCATCTCTTCGGGGATAAGTTGGAACTGGTCAGGTGTGGTATTAGCTTTCATAAGCGGCGCAATAGGTGCGGATGAAGTCGGGGAGGTTGTCACCAGTGAATAGGTGGAGGATCTCGGTTGCTTCTCTTTGTGTGAGATGGTAGCCAAGAAATGCGGCGTTTAATATGATGTTATATGTGGTCACTTTGTTTCTCCTTTTTGTTTGGGTTATAGCATTGCATTAATCTCTTCAATCTTCTTCGCTATTTCTTCAGTTGTTCGAATCATGCGATCAAGGATTACTGTTACGCTTTCCCCTTGTGGGGTGTCTTGTGGTTCTGTTTCGGTTGTCGTGGTCATAGGTTTAAGCGTTTGGCATTGCATGAAGTGTTCCATTGCTCCATTCGATCACTTGAAAGGGGCAGGATCTAAGAAAAGCCCTGATCTTTCGGGCCACCTTGTGACGGGCCTTGTGCTGGTGGTCACTCAGATACAATCGGGGGTTTGTAACCCTGTTGTAAATGCTGGCGGCTTTCTGTGCTTTGTGTAGTGCGTTCATATTAAAAAGCTATCATATTTTCTTCAAACTTCCCGCACGATCCGCACCACACTGTGTGGATTTGGATTCCCTTCTCTTTTGCTAATTCAAAAGCCTTTTTAATTGGCAAATGTGGAGTTATTGGTTGCCCGTCAACAATGAGGGATGCGGTTCCTGAATCTTCTTCTCCTGACAGGGATATATAACTTTTCATTCGGTGTTCTCCTTGGGGTTCAGTTGTTGATTCTGTAGGCGATTACTGCGGCGAGGATTGCCACAGAAGCGGCAAGGATTAGCAAACGGAAGGCAAGTGCCTTGAGCATTTGCTCACGTTCAAAGGCAAGCAGGGCATCGGATTTTCGGTGTTTCATAGGGTTACTTTTTGGGCTAATTCTTGCGATATTGTTCCATCACTTGCCAGCATTTCGACAAAATCGCAAAATGCGGCTCGGATTGCTACAGGTTGCGAGTTCTGAGGTTTGCTTTTGGTTCCTGCTCCTCTTGCGTAGGCTTCAAGTTTTGGGAATGTTTCCCAGAATGATTCTCTGATCTGTTTTTGTGTGGTCATATTTTTAAGCGGCAAGGATTCGGGCGCATTCTTTAGCGGTGCAGACGCATCCAGCAAGTGAAAGAAAGTCGTTCGCTTCGTGCATTTTCTTTTCAATTCCTTTTTTCAAGCTGTAATCTGTAAAAAGGTTATCCCATTTGCTTAGTGGGATGTCGTTCAAGTGTGGATCTTTTGATGATTTCACTTTATCAATGCCGATTTTGGCTTTTACTGCCTCAACAAGTTCGGGCGTGATGAATTGGGCGTAATACTCGGAAAAGGTGGCTTTTCCGTCCATATATTCTCTGCGTGTTTTCATGGTTTTTTCTCCTTTTGGGTTGGCTTAGTTGTTTCTCTGTTCGTTTGCGTGTTTTACTATATTCTCCAAGTTGTCCCGCATGACTTCACGGGCTGAAGTAATGCGCGATTGTAAGGCATCTTCAAATTGCTTCATCACTGATTCCTTGGTGATCTCTGGAAGATTACAGTTAATCTCTAACAGAAATCCTTCAAAGGTGTAGGGGTCAACGATTGCATAACTTGATTCATGGCTTTCCAAATCAATGCTTGACCAGTTCACGCCGTATGGGTTTTTGTTGTTCATTTTGTTTGCTCCTTTGGTGTTGGGTTGGTGTTGGTTGGTGTCTTATTGGATGAGGTGAGTAATATTGTGACCATGATGCAAACCCACAGAATGATGATTGTGAACATTTGTTTGATCATTTGATGAATTCAACGGGAAAAACAAAGGGAGCGAAACCGATTCCACACTTCTCTAGTGCAAGAGCAACAGGAAGAGGAAGGATTGAAACCCCGTCATAATCTGTCAGGATCTGCATCTCATTGAAGGTTTCAATGTTCAGGCTCCCTTCAGCGTAGCTTTCATCTGCAAAATCATTGGCATCTCGTGACACTTCAAAAGCGTGATAGGCACAGCCTTCTTCATAGGAGAGGCTGACATCGTAGCTTTTACCATTAACCCTTTCGCTGGTGTTATGTTGGAGGATTGGTTTCATGTTGGTGTGGTGTGGTGTGGTGGTGGGTGTGTTGTGTCTTATTGACAAAGACACTATAAAAGAGTCTTGCAAACATTGCGAGCATTATTTCGAACTATTTTCAACTTTCTTTTGAAGCCATAGCAACTCCCATGCCAACATCAAAAGAATATTTAATAATCTGCAAAGCTATTTTATAACCCTTACGATCTACCATGAAGGCATACTAACTTCGATACAGGGCATTCTCGTGCGTTTAAAACCCTATCACCTTCTACATTCCTTTTAGAATGTTTTATATGGAATATAACAATTATATGCTTGACGCTTTTCCGTTCCCCCATGTACAATGTTACATCGAACAAAGCCCCCTTTCCTGTATCATTGGGGCTTTTAGTTGAGGACTCGACGAGGTAGGGAAGTCACAAGTTGACAAGGTGGGTTTCCCTAGGTAAAAAGCCTCACCAAATGAGCAGACCATTAAACACTCGCCAAAAGAAGTTTGTAGACAACTACGTCACTAAAGGATTGTCCATCGCTGAATCTGTTAGGAGAGCAGGGTATTCTATACTCTCTGGACGAGTTGAAGATGCTTCAAGCTATGGCTGCAAGTTGCTGAAACAAGAACGAGTAAGAAACTATGTGAACAAGCTGAAGGAGAAAGCGTTTAATCAAGATGTGCTTAGTTTCTCAGAGAAGAGAGCGTTTTTGGCTAGGGCAGTGAGAGCAGACGCAAGCAGCCCGGACGCTGATTTAGTGCAGGAGATTCGGGAGGAGGTTGACTCGGAGGGAAGGATTAAACGAGTTCGTAAGATGGTGGGAAAGTTGGAGGCGTTGAGTCTGGACAACAAGATGATCGGAGACAACTTCACAGACCGAACACCACAAGCATCTAATCCCTTTCTTCTCATTGTTTCGCTAGGTAAGACACAGGGAGTGCAGGAGATTAGGGAGGCCGGCAATCCTGTTCGGTTGGATGACAAGCCAAGCAATCAGTCAAGCGTGATTGATGCGGAGCTGGTCGGGTAATAGTCCGAGTCGGGTAGTCTGACGCACGAGACCGAGACCTAGGGCAAGCATCCTTTTGCTCACACTAAGGGATCTCTTCGGGTGCTCCCCCTCCCCACCACCCCGCCCCGCCAGCGACGATTATCCGACATACCCCAACCAAAAAAAATCAGTATTTGAGAAGTTGCCTTATTGAAAGATCCTTGTAGAATAGGTTGTATAAGAAAGTTCTTTACAAAGGAATGTGTGAGTGGCTAGGGTAACGCACTATGAAAGCAGGAGAACTACTTATTACGTTACTGAATGCCGCTACGATTGCCCATGTGCTCCACTTGAGGAGTAGAAGCTATTCTGAGCATAAAGCGTTACAGGGGCTTTATGAGGGCTTGCCGGGGCTAGTGGATGGAGTAGTTGAAGCATGGCAGGGGAAGAATGGAGAGCTTGTAGATTTTCCTGACCAAACTGTAGAGGTTGAGGATCAAGAGGACGCTCTTGTTTTTGTGATGTATCTGAAGATGGTACTGGAGGAGAACAGGGGGGTTCTTGGTGGGGCTAGTGAGATCCAGAATTTGGTGGATGGGATTGCTGAGTTAATTGATTCAACGCTGTATAAGTTGACGTTCCTTAAGTAAGGTTGTTAATAAAACCCATCAAGCCTCTTAACAATGCTCAAACAGATGGGTTATTTTTTATGATCCACGAATTTAAGAACCCTATGCCTGTGGTTACGCCAATGGGTGATGGGTATGCAATCTATGTGGAGAGTGGGGGTATGTTTGAGAATGATGTGTGGACTGTTTGCATGGCCCTAGATGGCTATATAAAGCACTTTAATACCTCTCAGGTCAGGATGTGGCAGAATGCGACATTTGGGATAGAGAAGGGTGATGGCTCCAGCAGTAGGATTTGAACCTACAACCATTCGATTAACAGTCGAACGCTCTACCATTGAGCTATGCTGGAATAAAGTGGCTACCCCTCATGGATTTGAACCATGACTAGGGGAGTCAAAGTCCCCTGTGCTACCGTTACACCAAAGGGTAATTAATTCTTGCGTGGTCTGCCTCTGCCTTTAGGGATGTTCTCTTTACTTGCCAAAGCAACCCTGCCGTATATGGTTTTGGTGGCAAGGTCTTCTGGAAGGTTGAGGACGTAGTGTTTAAGCCGCAATTTGTTTTCCGCTTCAAGTTTGCCAACAATTGATCCATAGTCCTGACCAAGATTAGCAAGTTCCTTGGCTTTATCTAGTAAATCTTTTTGTTTCATTTATTTTGTAAAAAAGGATTGACAAAAATAAAAAAATCAGTCACTGGATGGGTCGTATGAATAACCTATTCAAACAGAACTCGCTTGAGAAAGTGTGTAATGAGTGCGGTGGTACAGGAACCGATTGGTACGATGACGGCCAAGGAGAGCCTTGCTGGAAGTGCCAAGGTACGGGTCATGTTGCTACCGATGAGGGAAAGGCAATCCTTCAACTTATTGCACATCATCAGAGCGATCTGCTGACCTTTGCTTAAACTTTCTTTGTAAGGGCTTTTAGAAAGCTCTCTACAAGGTAGCCGACTAGGTATGCCAACGCCTCGTCGCAGGATTCCTTTTCCTTTACGCCACATCTCTCAAGGATGTAGTTGGCAATGTGGATACACTCATGGGTAAGGACTGCCACATTCTCTGCATCAAACTTCCATTCTGTTAGGAATATAAAGAAAGGGCTGTGGTGTAAGGATACTGCTTGGGCTGTATCAAGATTAGGTACTTCAAAGGTTGCTTTAAATTTATCAAACAACCAATCCTCTGCTTGTTTTCTAGTTACAGGCCAAACAATCCAACATCCTGATCTCCAAACTTCTATATCAAGATAGAACTCTGAAGGCTTTTTCATTTTCCTGTATAATGAAGGACTGATTTTACTCCTGCTCCACCAATTTTAATTCTGAATGTTTTCTTTTTCCATTCTCCATTGTTGATCATCCTTCTAATCAAGGTTTCTGCTTGTCCCGTAGTCATGTTCTTTAGCTCACATATTTGCTGGCAAGTAAGCCAACCTTCGGGAACTACCTCAACGCTATAGTCTTCTGTTTTATTAATCCAGTCGTAAGCAGAATTGCGTAGTTCAGATTCAGATGGGTTTATTTTCTTTTGGCTCATATACGGTTAGTTTGGTTGCTGGTAACTCTCCTTTGGCGCATCCACGCCAATCTATAATTCCAAATCCGGGTCGGCATATGGAATCTCCCACTACCTTGTGACCATATCGGGTCAAAAGTTGCCAAGCAGGAGTGACCATGAAGATGCCTGATCCATCATTAAAGATTCCTCCCGTGTGTCTGTGGCCTCTTAGATATATCTTTGGAACCCTATGACCAACACGAGAGTAATTCTGTCTAGCGTTGCCCATTGTTATAGACATCGCTCCTGCCTCTAGGTATGCCCTAGCACTTGTCGGCATATGGTGGGCAATGTCCATGAGCGTACCGTTCATTTCAACAAGCCCTTTGTCGCCTAGCCATTTGCCTCCAATTTCCTTGCAAATCATTTTTTCCCAATCTCCAACGTGGCATTCTGTGCCAGCCGTCATGTAGGTTACTGAAGCAAGTTTGGCTAGTGGCTTTAGACACTCAATGGCAGCAAGGGCATGATCAAAGTTTAAGGCTACAACTATCTCTGTAGTTCCATGATGCCTACCTTCAATGCAATCTCCATTTACAATTAATGCAAATGGCTCTCCCTTAAAGTGATCTTTAATCTTCTTCTGGATGTCGTTCCAGCATTGCCAAAGCCATTGTTGGTGAAGGTTATTCCCAAGGCCAATTTTGTTTCCTGTAGAAGTAATGTGGTTATCAGGCCACAAGCCTACAGAAGAACCGCAATGGAGGTCAGAGACAATTACTGCCCCAACTGGTTGTTTTTTAGTCATTAGATTGATTCTGCAAAGATTGTGGCGGCTTATCAACCACAAGGTTCTTTAACAGTGTGCTTGCGTCACGCAAGGAAATTTCTTCTTCACCCATCATGTTTGCCAATAGTTCAATCAACTTAATTCTTTCAGAAAGATGATGTAGGTAGCTGATAAGATCCAATTGTTCATCTCTTAGGTTTTTTGCATACCATGCAGCACCAGCAGTCCAGAACTGTGATTTATGTTCTTTGCTGCCAGAGATGTATTTATTTACACCGTAATGATATGCTTCACTCCAAATTTTTGCTGCATCTTTTTCTGGAGTCATAGATTTCAGATTAGATTGATGATGTAAATCTTTTCCATATATTCGGTGGTCGAAATTCACTTGCGACATTGCATATGTGGCACGATTTATTATGGCAAGTCTTTAATTCATTCCAGCAAGAGGGGCAGTGGCCATTGATGTATGCAATGAATCCTACAAACTTATGGAGTAAACTGACTACGTTGCCCATATTTTTAGGGGAGTATGTCTATAAAAGGAAGCGTGTCAACCCTACACCTAAAGAAAAGCAAAGAGTAAAGCAAATACCCCCCTGATCCCCCCATAGCCATATGGGAAAGCCTGTCAGAAAGGAAAAGAAACTACTGCTCTCTGGCAACGCTGAAAGCAGGGTGTTTCTTCTCATCTCAATCGGGTAGGACGTTTTGGTTCGTCAAAGCCGATCTATTGACTTACACGGTACGCATTCGTGCCTAGCCTCACTTGCTATAACGGACAAGGGCCGCCGAGTGATGCGCCACTTCGACGGCCCTTTCTTTGGAGGAAATTGATCGTTCAGAATGGCGCAATCATTCAGAATGGAGTTACTTTGCCGTTGACTCGTAATTGTGTCAACAATATATTTTCACCATACCTCCTACTCTCAATTAAAGCGACCTGATCAATCGTAAACCCGACTTTTTGGATGTTGAGGGAAAGAGGGTCTGCTAGTGGGCATCACTAGATGACTCCTACCAAGCTGGATAACGCAGGTTTCTGAAACGCTTGGATAGTTCAATCACCGATTCGTCTAGTGGCAGGATCTCGGAATTAACGAGAGGCGAGTGTTCGATTCACTCATCGGATGATTGAATATTTTTAGACCATTCACGAGTGGTATGTCGTGTTTACCACCAAGGAGTGGTGATTCTAGGAGATTAGAGGGATTGTTCTCCGTAGAGTACCAAATTGATGACTTATACATCAAATATATGCCCGATTGGGTATAAAATTGAGATATAACTCAAAGATTATACCCGATAGGGTTTACAAAACCTTGCCATTTATGAGCATTTGTGTAGAGTCTCTAATTTAGATGAAGATTCTTCTAAATAGTTCACTTCGTTATGAGTTAAGTTGCGACTTGCGATATTTTCATTCGCTCATCGGATGATTGAGCATAATTAAAACCCATCTTCGTCAAAAGATGTTCCTGCATAGCTCATGTCTTCATCGTCCATAGCATCATCATCTTTGTCACGATCACGGATTAGATGACGCTCCCAATCACGAATCTCTTGGATGTCCAAGGATTCTGTTTCTTCAGCAAAGGTAAATTCTAATCCAGCCCTTCGCAACATTTCCACAGCATAGGTCAAGGAATCAGCCAAATCGGGGGACTTCTTGATGCGTTGCTTCATCTCAACTTTTTTCTCAACAGAAACTTTCCTTCCCTTGTGCTGGTAAAGCCTAGAACACAACTCATTGATGACTTGCGAGTGTGAATCAAGGTCAATGCCAACAAGTGATCTGGTTGACATGGCGGTATGGACAGCAAACCAATACTCAGTAACCAGACGATCATACGCTTCCTTGCAAGTTCTTCTATCAAGGTTTGAAATCTTCCTATCAGTAGGCATACCCATAGAAGAAATGGGGAATATGAACATAGCTTCTGGATGATATTTACTCCATTCGATGATGATTGCTCTCATCATCTTTCCTCCATCACCAGATATATCCAATCCAAAGTTTCTAGGGTGGATTCCGTACTCCAAACAATCACGAACAACTTGGATTGCGATACTTTCTTCAAAAACCTCTCCTACAGAACTGCTATATTCTCTGGTTCCAAGGTAGTAACCAAGGTTTCTACCAGCATCGTTAGGCCCAAATCGGCAAAAACTAGCTGCACATCTATCTCCTCCAGCCGTAAATGCAGGATCAAATCCACAAACAACTTGTGTTTTGCCACTCCATACTGGTTGCCAACCAATATCACACGCTTGAATGAACTGTTTTGAGAAAATTGTAAGTTCTACAGAGGAATCAGGCCACCATCCGTAGACATTTCGCCAGTATTCTAGGGCATTTTTGTTGCCATAGCATCTTTTTAAAGTAGCCGCCTCACCTTCTACAGTCAAAAACCTATCAAAAGGTGGGATTTCTGCATCTGGTACTTGAAAATTGGGACTATCTTCACCAGAAAGGTGCAACGCAACGCCTGTGCGAGTCTTCCATTTTTTGGTGTAGCGGTTTACGGCATCCCATTCCATAGGATCATCTGGTTGGCATAGTTCCGTATGGGGATTGTTGGCAGTATTAGAAGGATTTGCCATGCCCCCAAAAATAAAGTCAGGATTGGCTCCAAGGTTTACACGAGTATCCAGAGCGTAGAGATCCATTTCAGCTAACTCGTCAAGAAATAGACGCATCCTAGCGTTCTTACGCCCCCTTGTGTTCTCAACTGATCGTTTTCCTTCTCCACCACGAGGAAAAGCCAATGCTTTGATGGCATTTGTGTAATCTCGTTCACTATCACGAGTATCAATAGACTCAAATACAATCATTCTGCGATATTCCACAAGATTTCCAATAGAAGCATCCTTTCCATGTGCTGCTTGGATATTCCGCATAGCAATACGGTAAAGAGTGCATACCTTACCCCATAGTCGATCCTCTGAGGCATCCAAAGAGGTAGAAGCAACGTATGTAGAGGTGTAATCTGGAGCACAAAGCCAATCAACAACGATGCAAGCCGCAACAGAAAAGGTTTTTCCGCTAGATGCACACCCTGCAATACCCCAATCGTTCTCATTACAGAACAAGTCAATGATGTCTAAGGCGTAATTGTTTGGTATTCCTTGGGATTGGAGCAATACATCGTTGCCATAAATCAATTGGAAGGCATTTACCATATGTTGAGCAGGGGAAATCAGGCCGCATTCATCCATTTTGATACCCATCTTGATTCTTTCACGCCTACCAAACTCACCACGAGTAAGACGATACGCTACTAGCTCACGAACAAACTGAGGAGAGCTTTCTAAAAACGAAAGCCCATATGTTGTGTCTTGTGGTTGCTCTAAACTCAATCCCTTGTAAGTCATGTCTAAAAAGATTGACAAAATTTCTACAAGAAGGCAAGTAAGAGACGCAACCTATGAGATTAAAAGACCGCAACGGCCCAATACCCGGAGGACTCTGGTATCAATATAGCGACGATAAGGGTAATACTTATCGTGTTAATGGAATGGACATACCGCTTGGTACGCAATTTGCAAATCGTGTGGAAAGCGACATGAAAGTAAATAATGTTTCCGTTCCAGATAATTTAGTTTACTTGATCGAACAACAACTTTGCGGTAGGATCGGAAGTCAATACTGCTGGCAAGAAGCAGGAGACAAGGTTGCAAATATAATTCATTCGTTTGCTAACCTTGGAGATCGTGTTGCGGCTAGTCTTGGGGTTAATACTAACCTTGAACAAGCCGCAAAAGGTTGCTCTGCTTGCAAAAAACGCAGACAAGCAATGAATCAGGCACTAGGCTAAAATGGCAAAATCTAAAAAAACAGTTGAAGCAGAAGGAGTCTCTACATGGGGATTCAATAACGTTAATTCTAATGGCGTTGCTCCATCAAGCAGGGTTAGAGATGCCAACTCAGCATTTACGATTTGTTGGAACTTGCGTTTGGATAACGCTGGTCGTGAACGCAAGTGGGGTCGCATCTACAAATGTTACAAAGGATTCCCTCCAACTGATTATAGCCAAGTAGCCTCTCGTCAACTTTCTGGAATGAGCAATGTTCCATTCCGTCAAATGAAGTTTATTGTTGATAACCAAAAATCTTCGTTTGTTGACATGGTGATGGAGCGAAATACAGCAGCAAATATCACTACAAAACTTGGAAATCCTACAGAAAAAAAGGATTGGAGTGATCTTATCAGCATTGGGTTTGATCGAATGCTCCGTTCGTGGAACAGCTACAATTACAATGTGGAATTGGATGTTGAAGAGATGACCCTTTATGGAAAGGGGTTTGAAATTGCTGAAGATCGTGATGGATGGCCTACAAAGAGCTTCCATAACTCTAATGTTCTAATTCCAGACAAGACTTTTGCTGATCTTACAAACTTAGGTGAGATTTGTATTAAACGTTCTTATACCCCACTTGAGTTCTGGATGAAGATTACTGGTGGTGAAGAAGATCCAGAGAAAGCAAGGGCATATGCTACTGATATGGGTTGGAATTTTTGGGCTTGTGTAGATGCACTTCGAATGTTTACTACAAATTACCGCAATACATACACAAATACAGAGTGGTTGCGTGATGTAGCTAGTGGGAACTTGAACCTTTCTCGTCTTTATACTCTTCGTATTGAGCTTTATGAGCTTTATATCATGGAGTTCAACGGAAGTATTTCAAAGATGCTTTTGCTTCAAAACTATGGTGGACTTGTGCTTGGTTATAAAGAAAATGGACGCAAAGACCTTACGGAAGAAGAGTATCGCAGCCAAACAGGATTTCTTTACTACCGCAAAGATTGGGTAGAAAAGGATGGAGATGGTTGGGCTGATATTATTGCCCCAATGTGTGATTCTACAGGAAGCGGAATCTGGCATGAGATCCAAGGACTAGCTGAATCTGTGTTTATTCAATGCCGAGCTTACGATATTCACATGAATCGTGCATTTGATGCAATGGATTGGAGTACCAGACTTATGCTTAAAGGTGGAACCGCTGAATCTACCAAAAAGCTAAAGCAAATGGAGTGGCAACCTTGGATGATTCTTCCTCAAGATGTTGAACCAGCGCAAGTAAGCCTTAGTGTTCCTCTTAATGAATTGTTTGCAGGAATGCAGTATTACCAAGCCGATATGTACCGTGGAATTGGTGCATACAATATTAGTCAAACCACAAAGGGCGGCAAGCAAAGGACAAAAGGCGAGGCTGAACTAGATGCCGCTGAATCTGCCAAACTACAAGGCACTCAAATCCGTAGGTTTAACGATAACCAGACTCGTTGGCTAAGATTGCTCTACAAACGCATGAGCAATACCACAAAGGGTGGCAATGGGTATAAGCTCAAGGAGCAATTCATGGATTTCATGGAAGAAAATGGAGTACCAAAAGAAGCATGGAAGTGGGAGAACATTGAGAATCTTGAAAGCAATATGCTTGCTGGTTCTGGTAGCCCATCTTACAAACTCATGGCGGCTCAACAAACCGTTTCGCTTACGGGAATGACTCCAATGAATGAAGGTCAAGCAAATGCCATCACGGATGCAATCGCAGCACTTAATGGAAGGCAGAATGTTAATCGTTACTTCCAGAAGACCAAAGTTGATATTCCTGATGAGCGTGGAATTATTTCAATGGAGAACATTGGAATGACTGATCCAAAGGGGAATACAGCAAACTTCATGGTGTACCCCGATCAAAACCACGTTGAGCATTTCAAGGGTCACATCCAAGATGCAATGGCTTCAATGCAGGAGGCTCAACAGGTTATTCAATCTACAGGAAACAATCCTAATGCAAGGAACAGTCAAGAAACGCAAGGTTCCGTAGATGATGAAACCTTCAATCTTCTTCGTGATATTTATGCGTGTTTGATGAGATTTAAAGGCCCACATCTTATTGCTCATCTTCAATTTATTGAAAAAGACCCCTCCAAAAAGGCTTTGGCTAAAGAATTTGCACAAATGATGCAACAGCTTCAGCGTGGAGTTGATGAACTTGGTAGTCAAGTTGGTCAAATGGCTCAAGCCAAACAGGAGCAACAAGGTCAAGCTCAAGGTCAGCAAGATCCCGAAACAATGAAGCTACAGGCAATGGTTGCTAAAGAAGCGATCCAGACTAATGCACTTCAGAAGAAAGAGGATATTAAACTTGCAGCCTTGGCAACAAAGGCTCAACTTCGTGAGGCAAGCCAGATGGAGAGAACCGCAACGGATCTTGCAACCAAGAGAGCAAAGGCCGCTAATGAAATCCAAATTCGTAGAGCCAAAGCCGCAAATGATGCAACGATACTTCAAAAGGAAAGCAATCAAGAAATGCAGATGCAATCTCAAGGCATGATGGCGCAAGAAAGCCCCATGCAAGCTCAAGAGCCAGTAACACAAAGCAACCCGCAATTAGCAGAATAAAATGGCCGATATAAATACATCGAACCTAGCAGCCGCAATAATTAACGACAAACGATACAGCGAACTTAAAACATCAGTGTACGAGGATCTTGTTAAACATGATCACGCCACTGTTGTTGCTGTATTTCGTACATTGCAGGATTACGCTGAAGAAGCAAAAGAAAACTCTTTTAATGCTGTAGAAAAAACACAATTAACTGCAACAAAAGCTATTAACCATGATTTGGAGTTTGATCCAGATATGAATGATGTCCTTACAGAAGAAGAACTTAATCTCCGCAAGTAACCACAAACAACCACACAAATATGTCTGAAACAGTCCTAGCAGATCCAACACAAAACCCCAATCTTACCGCCGCATCTATTGCAGATAAAGCCGCAAGAGATGCCGCTGTAAAGCAAGCAGATAACTTCTTTAAGGCAGACATTAAAGAAGCACCAAAGGGTAATCCATCTGATCTTTTCAAGAAGATTGCAGAGAAACTGAATCAAGACTCCTCACAATTTCAAGATAAGATTGATGAGGAAAAGCAAAGTAGGCGTGATGCTGAAGAGAATAGGCCAGAGCCTGACATTAAAGCCTCATCTGTGGATGATGAAAAAAAGGGTGGGTATATCAAGTCTTTGAAGCAAACCAATGAGCAGCTTGCCAAAGAAGCCGCCGAACTCAAGGCTCGTGTTGAAAAGATTCCAGAGTACGAGAAGGAAATTGAAGAACTTCGTTCTAATATTGATGACAGTAAGGACAAGAAAGAGATTGAAAGTATTCGTAAAGAGCTAGAACAAGCACTTAAAGATAAACAGGAGCGTGAAGAAGCATTGACTAGCGATCTTGAAAAGCTACGCCAAGCAAACGCCCTATTGAATCTTCCAGCGGATGAGGGATTCCAAGCTAGTTATGATGCGCCAATCATTAATGGATACAATCAAGTAAAGATGATTGTTGGAGACGATCAAACTGCTCTTACGGAGTTTGAAAAAGCAGTTTCCGCTTACGAAAGGTCACTTCAAACTCAAGATTTAAATGAAAAATCAAGGCAAAGTGAAATTTCCAAACAGACTCTTAATGCAATCTACGAGAGCCTTTCGCCTATGGAACAGGCTAAGTTTCAGAATACAGCTTATGATGTTTTGGCTAAAATTGAGTCTAGGAATCAAGCCTTGATCAACTGGCAGACAACTAAAGCACAACTTGATGAGGAAAAAATTCGTCGTGCCACACTAAACAAGTCTCAAATTGGGAAGCGTTGGCAAGATGCGTATCTATCAGCAAAACAAGCTATGGATGATGCCGTAAAATATCCAGAAGAAGTAGCAAAGATTATTTCCTCACAGCAAATTGATGATGATACTACTGAAGATGAAATGATTGCTGAAGCCGCATTGCGTGAGAACAGCAGCTATTCACCAGAAGCAATTACACGAGTCCTTCAACAAGGAGCAAAGTATAAAAAGCAAAAGGCTTATACATTTGCACTTGAGAAACAAGTTTCTGAGCTTAATGAAACTATTAAGAAAATGCGTGGATCTGGAACATCTGATGGCAACATTGGATCTTCATCTTCTGGCAAAGCAAATGAAGTAGAGGAACGAACTCCTGCTAGTTTGTTTGCAAAATTTCGTAATAGATAAATAAATATGTTGAAGGGATTGTAATTTGTAGTATGTTTGGTTTGTGAATACGCAAATCAAACGAGGAACTATAAGAGAAGACGGCAAGCTATTCTGGAGTTATCACAATGGAGGTAAAGAGTATTGGGTAACTCCAGAAAAGTTTGCGTTTAATCAAAAGCGCAATGGAAAGTGGGCAAAAGAAAACGTTGAAGCCCATAGAAGAAATAACAAAAAGTGGAATCGTGAAAATCGTGAACGTTTTAATGAAAACAAACGGCGTTCTGCAAAGAATAATCCAGATAGTTGCAAAAACATTCAGCTTCGCAACAAATTTGGAATAACATTAGAAGAATACAAAAACATTTTAGCAAAACAAAATGAATGTTGTGCTATATGCGGAGAAAAATGCAGAACTGGTAAAGGCTTGGCAGTTGATCACAATCACCAAACTTCCAAAGTAAGAGGATTGTTATGTCAAGGTTGTAATATTGGATTAGGTCAATTTAAGGAATCAAAGATAATTTTTTCTAATGCTATTAGATATTTAAAAAAATATACTTGACGATATTTGTTTTCTTACATAGAAGTTGCTTTGACATAACGGCACGATTGCCGCCCAACAAAAGTTGGTTTAAGCCAAAGAACTAAATCGGGTAGCTCCGATTCAAAACTAAAAGCGGGGTTCCAAGGTGAAAATCAACGATTGAAAGGTACGACGCAATCAGCGATAGGCCGGATCGCAAAACCCACAACAAATGGGAGCGATCCTTTTTTTGTGGATAAAAAAATCTAACACAAAACAACTAACAACCTAAAATTATGGCAAGCCAAAACGGCATTACCTTCAGTTCGTGTCAGGACGTTGACACGTTATTCCGTGAAGCAAGGACGTATTATAATCCTTTTTTCATCAAAAAGATGGCGATCAACAGTATTTACTATGGTCGCCTTGAAACCGAGACTTGGCCTTTGAATACCCTCCCTACGATGAAGGCTTTCCGCTTTGGTCGTGGATGGTACAACCCTGATCAGCCTTGGCAAGAGGTTCAGTCTGGTCGTTGCGTTCAGAACGCAGACGATTTCCAGTTTGAAACGATTGCTCACCCCGGAACCGAGAGCTACAGCTTCAGCCTTTTCACGAAGGCAATGCGTACCGATTGGTATCAGCTTACCGATTTCATGTATCGTCTGTTCCCGCAGGAGGAGATGGATCACATCATGGCAACCAATGTCAACATCACCAAGAACGTCCACGAGGAGTTCGCACGTTCCAACTGGATCGGTGGTGCTGGTCACAAGTGGGTTCCAATCAGCAATGGTCAGAGCCTTGTCTCTTGTGTTGCTGAAGACGATCAGATGTTCATTGTTCAGCCATTTGAAGGCACGAACGAGGGAAGCTACAACATGGGCTATGTCTATGTTAAGCTCCCTGCCTCGGATCTGGACAACATCGGTCTTCTTTCGCTTGACACCCTTGATGACATTCTCATCAACCTTCAGCGTGAGGATGATGCTTATCGTCTCGACGTGAGCGAGGCCGCTGGTCGCCCTCTCCTTGAGGTGATCGTTCCAGATGCTCGTGTCCTTCGTCAACTCTGGCAGTATGCCAAGCAGTCTGGTGGATGGTGGGAGAGCGTTAGTGACTTTGATGACAAGCAGCTTCAATACTCTCTTGGTATTGATCGTGTCATCGGAAACTACGCTTTCTGCAACGACATCAACGGTGTTCGCCTGTCGGTTGATTGGACGTACAATGCGTCTCTTCCAACCTTTAGTGCTAATGATCCTTCGACTTGGCCTCGTCTGGTTCGTGTTCTTCCATACTATCCCGTCACTACGGAGCTTGGTTGCAAATACGTCCAGAATCCAGCGTTCGCTAATGCAGACTTTGGTATCACCAACCCTTGGGTAAACAAGGCCATGATCAAGTGGATTAGCCCTTCCCAAAGCGGGCTTGGTGAAGCCCAAGGCATGACTCAGAACTATGCTGGTGATTGGGAGTGGAAGAACCCTGATTGGGAGTGCAACATCAAGCGTGACCAAGGTTTCTTCTGGAACCAGTTCCGTATGGGTATGCAGTTCCAAGATCCAACGCTTATGCACTCGATCCTTCACAGGCTCAACACAAGCCGTTTGATCATCCCTGCGCCTTGCACCCTCGCTCAAAACTATACGCCGCAATACACTCCAGATTGCTACGTTTGTTCCAGCGTGGTTAGCCAGCCCATCTAATCCGATAAACGAATAATTCGATGAACCCATCTAATTACGCTCCATCGGATGTTCTCAACGCCCCCGCCCTGCTTTACGCAGGGTCGGGGCAACCGTTGACTCCGTATTTCCAATCGGTTGCAAGCGGTTCTAGCTTCTCTATTCCTGTAAGTGCGATCACTTGGTCGATTACTGCTCCAGCAGGAAGCAATGCTACGGTAAATGGCGTTGCTTATACTGGTGTGTTTAGCATTAATGGTAGCGGCCCGTTGTCCACAGCCATTACGGTTGCGGCAACTGCTGGTACTGTCCTTGTAAGCTATACCCTTAACAATGTTGTGTATAACACTCCCGGCTACTACTAAAACTTAACAAACAAAAACAAAAATATGTCCGTACCTAAACCCACTCCTAACAACCTTTCAGTTGTCCGCTTCGGCCCTCTGTCGGTTGATTTCACCAAAACAGGAACCTACACTCTTGGTCAGCTTGAGCTTGACTCTGAGACGTTTATTCCTACCGCATCGTTCGTTGTTTACACCAATACTGGTGGAACCAATGGAACTCAAGCTGTTGTTGCTATCGACAATGGAACCACTGGTCAAAACATTTCAACAGCTACGCTTCCAGCGACTCCTGTTGTTGCTAATGATGGGGCTGGAAGCCTTTCACAGACTGTTTTCGCTCCCGCGACGAACGGTTATGTGCTTGGTCAAGTTCCTGTTTCAACTGCAAGCCCTAGCAATGGAGCCGCCGCAATTCAGAGCGTTCGCGTGAACGTCACGACTGCTGCTGTCCCTGCTCTGGCTACCACCAATCGTGTTACTGCAAACAACATCAGCACCCTTACGGTTGCTAGTGTTCCTGCGTGGATCACCGCTGGTGCAGTAGTTAATGTTCTTACTGTTGGCAATGCCGCCTATAACGGTACTGTTACAGTTCTTTCCAAGACTGCTACAACCTTCTCGTACTACAACCCCTCCCTCACTACCGAGGCTTCTACGGCTGATACCGCTGGACGCATTGGAGCGATTACGGGAGATGTGTACGTTGTTGGTCTTCTCCAGTAATTAAATTATAATGGGGTAGGGGTTCGATCCCCCTACTCCATTTATGGAGGTTTTCTGTGAAATAAAATTATGAGTGTACCAGATACTAATTCTACAGCAAGTTTAGCTAATTGGTCTGCAACTACTGAATCTGAACAGCTTTGGAATATCTGGAATGCTACGAATGCTGGTGGTGGGGGTGGTGGAAACTCTGATGTAGCAGTTGGGCCTGATGGTGTTACTCGCGTTCCGCTTAATGTCAATGCAGGAGGAGAGCTAAAGGTCAACGTAGATGCTACCGTTGATGCTGATCTTGCACAGATTGAGAGCAAACTAGATACGATTATTGGTATTGAGACACCGCAAGCGGCAGATGTTGCAAATATCAATACTAATACTGCGTCTATTGCTGGAATGCAGATCCCGCCGTACAATTATGTTTCTTGTTCTTATACAGGATCAAATCTAACTGGCGTTGTTTACAAAACAGGAGGTTCTGGAGGAACTACTGTGGCAACTTTGACTCTTTCTTACGATGGCTCTAATAATTTGACATCTGTAACCAAGTCGTAATCTATGCCATTTGTTTTTAATCCTGTTACTGGCAAGTTGGATTTTGTTAATCCTCCTACCACAGACGCATCTTTGCTGACTAGCGGAACGCTCGCAGACGCACGGCTCTCGTCGAACGTCTCCCTCGACAACATCAACAACTCATTCACCGCAGGGCAGACCATCACCGCAGCGGCGAACACCTCAGCCCTGACCGCGACTTATTCGGTCACTGGAGCCAACACCACCCCGATTCTGGATCTCAGCGGAACTTGGAACACGACGGGCATTGCAAGGGGCATCAAGCTCAACATCACCGACACGGCAAGTGCTGCAATGTCACTCCTAGCGGATTTCCAAGTCGGGGGATCGAGCGTATTTAGCGTTGATAAATTAGGAATTTTAAAGTGTCGCTTAATTCAAGGCAACCAGACAACCATCTCTATTCAATCAACGGGGGGGGCAGCTTTCACTGGTGGGTATAACCAGACGGCCCAAATATTTTCTGAAGCCTTGTACCTCGGCGTGAGTTCTGACATTCGGCTATTCAAGGACGCAGCCAACACCCTAGCCCTGCGAAATGGCGGCACGGCAGCCTCGCCAGTGCCTCAGAATTTTAGGGTCTATAACTGGCAGGTGGACAGCTCAAACTACGAGCGGGGCTTCATGCGCTGGAACTCCAACATCCTCGAAATCGGCACGGAGGCTGGCGGCACGGGGACTGCGAGGACATTTCGACTGATAGCAAATGGAAATGTCATGGCATCGCTATTCGGCGGAACTTTTCAGATGCCGCAGAATATCCCGTTAGGGTGGAGCGGTGACGGATTAAATTCTGGTGGAAACTCCGACACGCAAATCTACCGAGATGCGGCGAATATCCTTGGCTTTAGAAATTCAGCCAACCCATACACACTAAGAGTCTACGGAACATACACTTCTGGAACCGTCTTTGAGCGTCTGAAGATTGCGGCTACATCTACCCGCAATCAGATCATCTCGGAATCCACAGGTGGAACGGTTCGCCCCTTGGAGATGTCAGTCTTTACATCTGCATCCGACCCGACCTCTAGCAACATCACCGATGGTGCATTTGGAGTCTGGAAGAACTCAACAAGCGGAGCTGTGAAGCTATGGGTTAATGACGCAGGAACCATGAAATCAGTATTACTGATTTAATCAGTAGCCCTCGCTTAATTTATGAACAACGAAATGAACCCACAGCAAGCCCTGCAACTGATCTCCGAAGCTCTTGAGCCTCGCAACCTAAACCAAATATCACGAGCGGGCTTCTGCTCTATACAGACCGCCATCGAAACTCTCGCCAAAGCAATCA